TGTTGCGTTTGCTGTACCATGGCTAAGTTGCAACGTGGCAGTTCCGGCGGCTTGATTATTATTAATAATAATCTTGTCATCGTTAACTCTTAGTTCTTCACTGCTGTTTATTATCGGATCACCGTTAAATACGATATCACCCGGGGATCTAAATATACCTTTTTTGTCTGCCATTAATTACTCCGATTGCAACATTGCTTTAACATATTTATCAGATTATGGTATATTTTCTTGCGTACAAAAAAAAGCACCTTCCGAAGAAGGTGCTTAATTCGTTTAAGTAAAACTAATGCTTACTTGAATGAGACGTTTGATAGTCCAATTTCACCTAAGTAGTCAGCCGCGTTACCCAATGAACTTGCTGTGTTAGTAAGTTCTAAGTAACCGTATCTTGTCATAAATGACACTACTGGTTCAAAAGTTGCTGGATCCATAACTGGACCTGTGCTCATTAATGGAATGTAAGGACAGTAGAATGCTGGAGCATCTGTTTCAGATGAACCTTTATATCCTACTAGTACTGATGTTCCATCAGCCGCATAGTTGTCAACAAATACTTTAACAGTACCGTTTAATGTACCTACAAACTTACTGTTTGTTGGAGCATCAAAAGGACCTTCTGTACTTCTGACAAATGTTGAAGTTGTCGCTGATTGTAAAATTGTTAAAGCCTGTGGACTTACAACAACGTAGTTACCTGCGCCTCTTCTTGTTCTAGCGGCAATCAAGTTTGCAACTCTGTTAATAAGAATTGCCAAGATTGCATGTCTTTCACCGATATATGTTTGAGTACCTGTGATTCCTGAGTTGAAGTCTAAAGTGTCAACAGTTGGAGCAAGTGCTCTTAACTTTGCTAACATCTCTTGGTCGATTTCAACTGCAATTTCTTGTGCTAATGCCTGCATAATTTCTGCTTCAACATCTACACCGTGCATTGCGTTGGCGTCTTGAGCAGATTCAAAAGTCCATCTTGCTGATAGACGTCTTGTTTTTGCTTCGACTGTTTGTTTGAGGATTTGAATAGACATTTTGCTACCCGCTGTTCCTTCACTTGCCGCAGTTGCATCAGGTGATCCTGAATATGCTGTTGCTAATGCGAAAGGACTGAGTGCTTCTTGTCCTGCTGTTACTGAGTCTTTAGACTCTGCGTATCTTACCCTTAATGTGTGGATTTGTCCTACTGGTCCACTCATTGGTTGCACACCAAGTAATTCGTTGGCGATCAAAGAAGGCATAACCCTTCTAATCAATGGTAGCATAACTTTGTTAAGTGATGCAACGTTTCCTGCCATTGTTGACCCTGCTGTCGCTGATTCTTGTAATTGAGTTTTTGCGTTTTCTAAAATTACGTCCATTGTAGACTTTTTAGAACCACTTAAACCCTCAAGAAGAGCGTCCTTGGTTGCGGACCAATTTGATTCAAATAATGCTTCTGCCATTATAATCTCCTAATTATTTAAGTCCGGCTAGTTTTCTGATTTCGTCTATAGCGACTACATCAACTACTTCGTTGTCTGGGCCGGTTTGTCCGTCCAACGATCTATTACCAGTGTGTTCTGTCTTCACTGATTCACTAATAACTTCTTTCTTAGTTCTTACAGAACCTTCTTCGTTCATTACACTTGGAAGGTACTTGTTAAATGATTCTTCAAGTTTCTCTGTCTTTACTGTTTCTAGAAGTTCTGTCATAAGTTCTTTTTTGTCCTTGCTTAAAGGTGCAATTAAATCACTTAAAACATTGTTTCTGTTGTATCTATCTTCTGCTATTCGCAATTTAGATTCAACTAATTTCTTCTGCTCAGAACTTTTATCTGCGGTAGCCTTGGCTTCATCAATCTTGGATTTTAATCCAGTGATTTCAGATTTGAGTTTTCTAACTTCTGTATTTTCATTTAAATACGAAGTAGCATACTCGCCTGCCATCGCTTCAAAAATTCTTCTACCAAATTCATTTTCACGAGCCTTAGTAATATCTTCTTTAAATTGTGATACTTCACTTTTTAATGAAGATGAAATAGTTTGTTCAACTTTTTCTGCGGCTCTTCTAATAAACTCTTTTTTAGCATCCGCAAGTTGCTCTCTTCCTTCGCGAACTAACTGAACTTTCTTCTCTGCTAGTTCTCGCTTATCGGAGTGGAACTCACGAATTTCATCAGCAACTGCTTCAAGAACAAAGTTTTCAAGTTTAGCAAAGTTTTCACTTTGAGCATTCCTGTCTTCTTTGAGTTCCTTGATTTCGTTGGCTAATGTTTCTGAAACGAATTTATTTAAAACGTCAGTGTGTTGACCGACTGCTTTTTTATAATTAACTCTTTCAGCAATAGTTGCCTTCTTATCTTCTGCAAGTTCTTTCAATTCTTCTTCTAAGTTTTGAGTAATGAATGTGTCCATTGCTTCTACTATTTGACCTTTGTCATGTTCGAATCTCTGTGCAAACTCTTCTCTTAACTCAGCAGTGATTTCATCTCTTGCTTCAGCAAGGCGTGTTTCCCATGCTTCTTGTATGTTGACTCTAGTCTCTTCAGACAAGTCACCATTTTCAAGAAGTTCTACGAATTTATCCGCCATGTGCTTTCTCCTATTTGAGTTCCAATTCACGAATGAAGTTTTCCATCATTCGTGCAAGGTGTTTTTGTGCGTTTCTGTCACTTTTTGTTATTTCACGAGCGGCTTCAAAAATCTGAGCGCCTCCTCGCATATTAAATAAACTTTCATAAATGGCTTTAGGGTAGGCATCTGGGGCACTTGGTTGTGCTACGATGTCAACAGTTACTATATCAAAATCGCTTACCCTACCGCTTTCATTTACATTACCACTACCTCTACTGCTAACGCCTAATTTGGCGCCACCTTTTAATAATGCTTCGGCAATCTTACCCATTGGAGTATCCAATATTTTAAGTTTACCAAAGCCATCTGCGCCTTCACAACGCATATCAGTAATCATGTGGCTTACTCTATCTAAATTAATTTGTAATTCTGCTGGGTGATCCAACTCGCCTAGAACAGTTTCGCCAGTTTGAATTCTTTTACCAATTGATTCTACAGCAGTCTGTATTTCTTCTTTTGGATAAACTCTTCCATTCTGGTTTTTAACTTCGCCCTGTATAAACAAACCACTCATCATCATATCTTTACCATCGTTAGATGCTTCAACAATAATGTTTGCTCTGTCTGGACTATAGTATTCGAATAACTGTCTTGACATTATGTCTCCCTAAATTACTTAACTTTTCCTGCTATAGGACTCTCTGATTTCTCAGCATTTACTTTTGCTGGGGAAACAGATGCTGGTTTTTCGCCAATGTTATCACTTGCTGGATTATCTTTGGCTGAATCTCCTTTTTTACCTTCTGCACCGTCTTTACCAAATAAAGATTTTTCGTCTGTTCCGAAACCTTCTTTCTTTGGAAACTTAGGTGATGCATCGTGGTCTGCACTTGAGTCATTCTTTGCAGTTTGATTTTTACTGAAGTTAGTTGCTTCTTCTAATTCTTCGTCAACTTCTTCATCTAAGTCAATTTCTTCTTCAAAAGATTCCATTTCCATTTCATCTTCTAATTCTGCTTCAGCATCGTCGGCTTCTTCGCCGTCTTCGTCTGACATTAACTTTTCGAATTCTGCTTTAAGTTCGTCTAGTTGTGCTTCTAAATCATCAACTCTATCTTCGACTTCTTCGTCTTCAGACTCTTCTTCACCGTCTATTTCCATTTCTGGTTCCATTTCGTCTTCTTCTTCGTTGACTCCTGATTCATCAGCAATAACGTCTGCTTCTACTTCATCGTAGAAGTCTTCACTTGGTGAACCTGCTACAGTTTCTTCTACAGCCTCTTCTTCAGATTCTTCAGCCTCTTCAACTGCTTCTTCTTCAGATTCTTCTGCTTCTTCAACTGCTTCTTCAGATTCAGATTCTTCTTCAACAACTTCGTTGTCGATTGCTTCTTCTAGAGCATCTTTATCTAAGAGATCTTCATAAATCTCTCTGGACTTCTCAACCATAAAACTATGCAATAAGTCTTTGGCTTGAGCATCGTCCTCTGCTAAAAGATGTTCCAGTACTTGTTCTAAAACACTTTTATCTGACATCGTAATTTCTCCTTTAAACTCAGGCTATACCTGATATATCGTAATTGTATTTAATGATAATGTACTGTTTTATGTAAAAAACGGTGTTTTTTTGAGGTATTTTAGTTATAACAAGTTATAAAGACCTGTTATTTACTACCTCTATGATGTGATCTGCATACATTCTATGTGCGTATGGACTGTTATGATTACTTACTGGATAGTGTGTTGTTTCGTTTCCTTGTTCATCTAAGTGCGTTGGATTATGCTGAGCATAAAAACCTGCACCATTTTGTAACAAGTATTTATCAGGTATGAAGTCCCAATTAAAACTGCCTATTTGGTGATGATCTTCTATCAAACCCGTTTTATCAAACTCACTAAATTCGAAGGTATTAGGGGAGAATAAAAACGGCACATTACGATTTAATATACTGAGTAAACCACTTTGTAACACATAGTAATCATTGTGTGCTTTTATGTTTTCATCAAACACATAGTATGCATAGTCCTTTAGTGCATTTACTCTGTCTTCATCAATGTGATGATAACGTCTTGCTTCTTGACTTATAACTGTGTAAATGCTGTCGCACCAAATTTGCGGGTCATATGTTTTACCATAGTTTATATGGTGCTGATGATCAAAGTGATCCCAATCAAAATCACCAAAGCAAATTTGATCATATGCTTTGTTATGATCGTAAGTATTATCTAAGTCTTTGAGTATTTCAAATCTGTTTACACCAGTTGCATTAATGATCATTAAATCTGGTTGTAAGTGTTCTAGTGCATAGTCTATCTGTGTACGAATACCAAAGTTACTCATACCACATCTTGCTAAGTTGATATAATTGTAGCCTAGTTCTTTTGCTACTAAATAACCGAATTCGAAATTGGGATAAAGTGGATCACGGCAACTCCAACTGCAACCGCAAACAACAAGGGTCTTCATTTAATTATAATAAGCCGCCTGCTCCGCCACCTGCATCGGTTGGTTTGGCATACATCACAGACGCAAGTTTTTTATGACTTTCTGCTTCTGCTTTTTTAAGTTCTCTGATCTTTCTTAATTTGCCTAACTCTTCTAAACTTAACATCTTTTTTCTGGTGTCAGTTTTGTGCCTTTGCGTGATAGTGTCTTTTGCTGGCTCGTAAAATTCGTTTAATTTCATATTATACTCCTAAGTTACCGCCTTCGTCACCAAGTTCGCCTAATGAGTCAATAGATGCATCAGGTGTATCTACTGGTCCCATGTCTATTGGTGCTGTTGTTACATCACCACCTGGTTGCGGTCTTACACCTACTTGACGTAAGTCTGCTGATGTTGTGTCATCTACTGCATCAACATCAAATGCGTTTTCTTCTGCCCACAGTAATTCGTTTCTTCTGATTTCGTCTTCACTTAATCCTAAGTACTTAGCAAGTTTAAACTGTGTAGACAAGTAAGGAATACCTTCTAGTGTACCAAACAGTTGTGTCCTTGCTTGATCTAATTCTAGTTCTCTGTAAGAACTGAAGTTTTGTGGTTCGCCAAATGATATATCAAATAAACTGTTGTCTACTTCAACACCACTTGCTTTTAAATAAATTTTAAATTCTTCATTCATGCTTTTAATAATTTGTCTTTGCAGTCTTTCGCAATACTTGGCAAATCTATATTCTTGTATGTATGCAACACCAACCTTACCATCGTTGTAAGGTGCTGAACCATCGTCTGGTCCTGTTGGCAAGTAACTGCTGGGTATTCTCAAACCTCTAATCAGTTTGTTGTTGAAAAACTTAAGGTCATCAATTTCGCCTAAGTTACTACCACCTGGTAGTGTGTCAACTTTACTACCTCTACCATCTGCCGTTTGTGCAAAGAAATAGTCTTCTAACATACTCATAGGATTGTAACTGCTGTCTGCAATATTTTGTCCACCACCTGTTTTGTTAGGAATACGTTTTTGCTGTACTTCGTATCTAACACGTTCTAAGTATTGTTGTGCTTTGTGCGGTGGCATGTTACCTACGTCAATAAAGAACACACGTCTTTCTGGTGCTCTGTGTACACGATAGATAATAATTGCATCTTCTAATAATTCTTTTTGTTTGTAAACTTTGAAAATAGGATCTAGTATGCTGTTACCAAAAGGCCAAGTTGTTTCCATGCCTTCGCTCATGCTGATATGTAATACATGTTGTGCATCAACTGGTACTGCATTGTTACTGTCCGGTCCATATCCTGAACTACTGCTTTTAAATCCTGCACTTGATTGAGGATTTGAGTAGTCACTCATAATAGCACCTGAACCATATGGTCTATCTTGGTTAGGTGAAACACTGGTTGCCGCTAAATCTTTTAAATGTAGATCTAAATTTTTAATAAAGTATTGTTCAATTTTTTTACCATTGCTTTCATTGACTAACACTTTTTCTACTTGGTAAGGATCAACCCAATATAATTTTTTAGTTTCTGGGTCTCTTACAAATAACTGGTCTCCGTATTTTAATGTGCTACGGAAAATTTTAAATATACGTCTTGGCAGTTCGTTGAGTTTACACCATTTCTGTAATCCTTGTTGTATAACTTTGATTTCTGGATTACTAGGTGTATCGTTGTACTCAATTTTAAATGGTAATTTTGTATCTTCTTCCTGTGTACAAAATTCTGCTATAATATCTAATGCGGCATTGATTTCTAAATCTCTATCCATTGCGTCATACTGATAATATCGCATGACTCTGTCAGGTGATCCGCTGTAAACTTCTGGTAGCCAACTGCTGTATCTACTAGCATACATGTCTGCTTTACCGTCATTGCCTTGTACGCCTGAGGGTAAACCTGCGTTATCTACCGGATTAAAAAACTTTTTCCAACTCATATATTTCTCGTATTAGTTATAATACTATATTTATCTCTTGATGTCAATCGGAATGATTGTTATGGAGTGTTATGATGCGTTATCGGCTCTCAATTCATTGGTTAAATCATCTTGTGCCCTAATCAGTTTTTCAATTTCTTGTATCAAATTTTGATTGTCAGTGTCGTCGTCGTCAACTTTTTTACTTAATCTATCAAGAGTTTCAATTAGCAGTTTTGTTTCTTTGTGATCTAATTCACTATCTGCCATAGCCTCTTTGTAGGCGTTCAGAACTTCACTGACATCTATTATAGGACTCAGACCTTGATTTGGCAGAACGTCAATTTTATTATATTTGCTGTCATAACCAAGTTTTCCAAGAGTCTGCTCTGTTAGGCTTTTCATAATTTCCTTATTACCATATGGCGTTTTTATTGTAAAATTAGGTGTAACACTGAAAGGGTCTTCCAAATCGTAGTTTTGTCTCATACGATTAAAATTTGCCATATTCCCATCTGTAATGCGAGTGTCTATATTCGCCGCGCCGGCTAGACTACTGTATGATTCATACAAACCGTATAAACGATCATCCATACTTGTTTCAATGCCAGAATCATTTAACATTCCCATAATTTGCTTCTGATATTGATATGCATCTCTATTGAATTCATATATTTCTAAAAATCTTCGATTAAATACCTTCCTTTGATCATCTTCATTAAGTAGTTCAAAGCCTGGTTGGTTTTCTAATAATTCCCTAAAAATGGCGTTGTCCTCTCCTTGATTAAATGCTTTAGTCATATTTTTTATGAGACTTTCTTTATCATAATCATACAAGCCGGAACCAGCGGCTCTAGAAGTCTTTGCGGTTATGCCTAACTGTTGTGCTTTTTTATCTAAAACGTCATCAATTAGTGCTTCTTTTAAAAAGTCTCTTTCTTCGCCATCAAACCCGCCGACGTATGCTTTAAACTGTTCGCTACCTATTTCACCATCCATATATCTTCGAATCATCAATTTATGTGTTGCATTATCAAACAACACACCGCCTGTTGCTTGATTGATCGACAACATTAAATCATCAAAAAACTGTTTAAAGAAATCTTTTATACTATCAAATAATGTACCTTCTTTCATTTGTTTCTTAAGATCGTCGGCTAACTTCATAGAAAAATCTGAGATACTTTTTACAAACGCACCTCGGGCCTTGTCGAGCCTTTCTTTATAGGCCGCATCGTTTTCGTCTGCTCCTTGACCGCCGAACATGTTGTCTATGTAATTTGCAAGGTTATCAAAAGCATCTGTTATTGGACTATTGTACCCGAACACGTTTCCTGCAAAATTTCTAATATTTTTAGTCAGTTGCTCGACACCCTTTTTAAAATCAAAGGTTGCCTTTCCAGTTTGCTCATCTATGTTTGCACCAAAACCTAAAAATTGCAAGGCAAACGTTTTACCAGCATCGCCTAATGTAGCAGTTACTTGATTAACCACAAACCCTAGCCTGTTAAACACATCTAATACAGATAACTTTTGGAGATCCAACGGTTCATACTGTGCATCTATGGCTTCTTGAGATAATGCCTGTGCTTTTCTAATCATAATTTGCAATTCTGCCGCACCTTGTATACCTGCATCCATCATTTGATTAAGTTGCATTTGCTGTCTAGGCGATACCTCCCTAAGCATCACTGTTAATCTTTTACCAAGATCCGCATTTAATCTGCCTGTTCTTCGAAAGTGTGCCGCTTCTTGATCTATCAATTCAATAAAACCAGGCATATTTTGACCTAGTGTAATAAATTCATCTGAAAGTCCTGTGGAACCTTTGGATATTGCTTCAAATATTGGATTTATAAAGTCGCCTGCACCTATGGTTCCTAATCCCCTACTTATTGTTTGGGCATTATTAACAAGTTCCATTGTGTTTGCACCCATAGAACCTGCATGTGCCTGCATGAGAGCAATATGATCATCTCGTATTTCTGATTCGGATCGCAGATCTGCTTCTGACATACCCACAGCATTAGCAAATATTCTTAGTTCTCTGGCAGATCTCAATAAACTTGTTTGTAACTCTTTGCTGTTTTGATTTAACACTAATCCAAATTTACGTCTATACTCTAATTCAGTCATTATGCTTTCAACAGAATCATCTGCTGTGAATCCCATTTGAAGCAATCCTTCATTTGTTAAAAGTGTAGTGGTATATAAATTTGCAAAATTTTCAGCACCTAGCACCCTAAGAATTTTACTGTTTGCTTGTGCAAATTCGGCAAATTCATCTAAACTCATGCCAGCCAAATTTGCCGATCTTGCAACATTTTCGATGTTGGTTGTTAAACCTATTATGCCTCCTGTGCCTTGACTTAAACTGTTATTAAGTATTTTGAATGTGTCTACAAAACTACTTCCTATATACTTTAATGCTCCTAGTACTGCTAGACCCAATGCACCCATTAATTTAGTAACGCCGGTGACTACTTTTGCAAACCCGCCCAATGCACTTCCGCCCAAATTTGCAAAACTCATAATACCGTCACCAGAATTATTGAGATCTTTTAAAATTTTATTAAGATTATCTGATTGGTCATTTGTATTTCTACCTAACTTGCCTAATTGCGTCAAACTGTCTTCAGTGAGATTGTTAAGTTCTTTGAGAGCATCTTCCATTGCCTTGTTAGCGGCTTTGTCTCGTTTTTGTTCCTTTTTATCATTGCCATCTAATACTTTGAGTAATTTTTGTATTTCCTTATCGCCCTCTGCAGTTTTTTTAGTAGTTTCTTTGAAACCTTTCAATTGCAATCTGAGGATAGCCTCGATCTTTGAAGAACTAGTACCTAGGCCTTTAAGCAAGGTTTGAATATTTTTCTGCGTGGCTTCTGTTGCCCATGCAGGAAGATTCTGAATAGTGCTGGTTACACCCTCGGTATTAGTTATTACAATGTCTGTCATTTCAATTCCTGTAAACTGAGTATATTATGATCGATAAATAACACTTACAAATAAAGTGATGCTTCGATAGTTAATATTTATCGTTTTTATTAAAACATCACATATTGGAGAGATTATGACACAGAATACTAACCCTTTAGCAGATTTTTACAGAAATCCTAAGTTATATGTAGCATTACCAAGTGGCACTGACTTTTATAGCAAAGATATTGTTGAAATGACTGAGGTCGGTGAACTACCTGTTTACCCAATGACAGCCAAAGATGACATTCTTACAAAAAACCCAGACGCACTATTAAATGGTGACGCAGTTATCAAACTTGTTAAGAGTTGTGTTCCTGCTGTAAAAAATCCTGCTTTACTACTTGCACCTGACATGGAAGTATTGCTTATTGCAATCAGACAAGCAAGTTCAGACTCTAAATTTATGGAAGTTGACAGAAACTGTCCAGAGTGCAATGAGCCAAACAGATTTGATTTAGACTTATCTGTTGCATTAGCAGAATCACAAGAGATAGAAGCACTAAAAGAAGTTGTGCTGTCAAACGGTTTAAAAGTATTAATATCGCCTACAAATTACATGCACACCATACAAGGTGCCAAGGCAGTTATAGAACAAAATAGACAGTTTCAAAATATAGATGTTAATGACAGTGACGAACAATTAAAAGCATTAGGTGATGCACTGGAAAAACTTAGCACAATGAACTACGAAGTTATTCTTAAATCTATAGTAAGTATCACAATACCAGATACAGGACTTGTTGTTGACGATGTAAAACAAATTGCAGACTTTTTAGATAATGTAGAAAAAGCAATTGGCATAGAATTAAATGATGCGGTTTCTGAAATTAACAATGGTGGCATCCAAAAAGAAGTAGAAATGCAATGCGGTGAGTGTGAACATGTTTACACTACACCTATAAACTACGATCCAGTAGGTTTTTTCTTAAATTCCTAGGTGGGGCAGACCCTGAGCAAATCAGGGACTATCTAGGAAGTCTAGAACAGCAAACAGAAGATATCACAAAAGGCATTGCTGATTTTGTTATGTATTCTGAAGGTTCCATTGACTGGACTACTGCATGGCATATGGGCGTAGTCGATCAGTCGTTGGTACTAGAATCTTTTAGTTCGTATATTACTGCCAAGAACGGCGGTAAAAAAGACAATGAAATGAAACAGGAAATGATACCTGATTATGTACCCGAACAGCCATCAGAGGAATAAGTCAGTACTGTTGTTGCCCTTTAATTGCTCTATGTGATTGACCCCGTCTAGATGTTCATCGATTAAATGCTCTAAGTCAAGTTGTTCTAACTTGTCTATGATAGATTCAATTTCTTCCGAAAGATAACAAAACTCTGATACACAATTAATCACATTAGCAGGTACTACACTTGCTTGTAATTTATATTTGGTGCGATCAAACATTGGTATTTGTTCATTGTGTTTTAAATGCAGTAATGCATGGTTGATGTTTCTGTGCATTACAAGACGCATAGCATCTAATTCTTGTGCCGCTATACCAATAAACCCTTGATGTGTATTGTGTTGCATAGCGACGTTTATAATGCGTTGTAGGCCCCCTAAGTGACTGCATACTAACACTCTGTTATACAGTTGGAACCAACTTAATCTCAATATGTAATTATCGTGTTGTGGGTCTAGGAGGTCGCGGAAAGATATTGTGTGCTCCGGTTTAAAATTTTCATAGTTTCTGCCCAGCATATAACTGCCGGCATCAGTTCGGATAACCCAGTCAGCATACTCCGGAGCCTCTGCGTTTGTTTTAACTATGATTTCATCAGGGGAATCCTTGTACACTAAGTCGGCTGTTTGCTCCGAAAATTGTTGTACTAGAAAAGGCATACTACCTATCTTGGCAAACTCATGTGCAACTGTTACATCATGTTCTGCTATAGCCAATATACATTCTAAAAAGTCTTGTGGGTGTCCTGATAAACCGTTGTATTTTTTATCCAGTAAAAGTTTAAACAATCCTAAGTTTCTAAAAGTCATGAGATTGTCAATAAAACTATTATTGTTTAAGTTACTACATGCTTCGTGAAATTCATGTTTTATGTGTAACCAATTATCTTCTACTGGTATCATGTTAATATTTATGTGTTAATGTTTATAGACACTTCGTGTCTTTGCCAACTGCAAACTTCATTCACTTCGTTCATTTCAGTTTTTGTTTGCAATTTTTTTAATAAAGAAGTTATCATGTATGTTGAGTCATAATTCACCTGTAGCAGGTGAATCAATAACGGGTCATCATGTGATGCATCGTCATCTATAACTCGGGTGCTGTTAAGAAGCGGTGGGCCTTTACTCCTCATACACTACCGTCACGAATCCCACGGAAACCGGTATAACATTGTATAGTTCTGTTATACTGATTCTCAGGTTGCTTTTTCTCAGAGCCTGAATCGTTTAATACTGTTTGTCGTGCTACTGTATCTCATTTGCCGCCATACATTCCAGATCTCGCACCGTGTGAACGGATTGTCAAGGAAATCGATATTATATGCCTCGATGGGGTGGTGTATGGTCCTATGTGTTTGCCGGGTGTGCCGTGATGTGCCTTGTGTGCCTTAGTCCTGTTGTTCAGTTAATAGTTATCGTTTTATAATGTTGGATATAACATTTTTTGAGTATTTGTAATTATAAATAAATTTATGGAGCATTTTATAATCACTAATATTTTGACTAAAGATCAGTGTACTGACGTAATAAACAAATTACCAGACGAATCTCCCAACCCTGGGGGTTTAACAATGGTACCTGGTTACTGGACTGACACCAACTGGAATAACACACATAAAACATTTAATACGCACCGGTTACGATTAACACAGGATTTAGCGAGGTATGTTAGCAGTTTGATCAAGCCAGTAAGTATAGATTCGGAACCATACACAATAACAAGGCATAATGTTTTCTATGCTAATTATTATAACAAAAATGACACTTGTACTAAACACAAAGATCTATCAAAGTACTCTATATGTATTCCCCTCAATGACGAGTTTGAAGGCGGGATATTTTATATTGAGGATAAGCCTGTAGAACTAAAAGCAGGGGACGGAATACTTTTCCCTGGTGATACAGAACATGAAGTAAGCAAAGTTATTTCTGGTACTAGATGGAGTTTATGTATCTGGATTATGGAGTGAATCTTTAACGCCTTCACGTAAGATTTTTGAACCACCTACTCGAACGTTGATAATACCATTATAATAGTCATCACGCAATAATACTTTTCTTTCAAATTGCTCTCTTGCTTCTAAATAACTAGCAACGCCTCTGCTAGGACAAAAGTATAAAATCTCTCTAGTAAACTTATCTTCACCTAGTGCTTTTACATCTTCTTTTAAATTGTCTGAACTGCCCCAATAAGTTTGCCAATCTGATTCCTTGGTACCTCTGCGTTTGTTCTTTTTGCCTTTCAGCGGCGGTTTTGTTGTTTTAAACTTTGCTAGTTTCTTGCCAACATACTTTTTGTCATTTATGTTATTGGTAATTAGATACACAAATGCTTCGCAATCTTCAGGTAAGTTGTCTACTACTTCTCCGTTATAGGTCCAATTGCTCATTAACTTCCTACATATTCTGTATCTGTGTTGTAACTTGTGAAGCCACCTTCTTTGATCACATACAGCACATCATTAACTCTACCACTAAGTTCTTCTCTGTGTGATATAAGCATAATGTTTTTGTTTTGTTCTCTGCTCATTTTCTTGAGTATGCCTAATGCATTCTCGACACCTACACCATCTAAACCACTGTCAATAAGTTCGTCAATACACAAGAAGTTCATAGGGTGATTAAGACTTTCATATATGTCTCTGAATGCCCAACTCAAACTCAGTATAAGTCTGTTTCGTTCACCTCTACTTAAATTATCAAAGTCTAAGTCTCTGCCATACTCGGTGATTTCTACACTAAGGTCGCTGTTAAACTTAACGTCATGCGGTAAGCCAATAGCATTTAAGTAGTGTGCTAGTCTGTGATTCAAGTAAGCAATGTTTTGATCAATAATACGTCTACGGATAAAACTATCTTTACTTGTTAGCAATTTATATAAGAATTCTTGATGATCTTTTAATGCTGTAAGTTCATTTATAGTGTCCCAACTGACTTCTTGAATGCCTGTTTCCTTCATAGATTCTATTTGTTCAACATAAGGATTCTCTTCGTTATTCTTATCTTTAATACTTTGTATTAAGTTGTCTACATTATTTCTATGTGTAAGGGCCTCTTCTAGTGTTCTATAGAAGGTTTTAGGGCGTTCTTGAACCGGTCCTAGCATTTCTACGCCGTTTTTTAAGTCTTTTTCTTTAGTGATAAGTGTGTCGTAATATGTCTTTTCTTCTGTTATTTCGGTGTTTAAATCGGCCGTATATTCTTCATGTGTGTCTAAATGTGCTGTTTCTTGCCCACATGCAGGGCATACGCCTTCTTTTGCTTTAACTAGATTTGCTTCTAGTGTTTGCAGTTTAGTATTACTTCTTTTAATACTGTTTTCTGTGTTAGTTATATTGCTTACTAACACATTTAAATTTGCTTCATGGTCTTTGATTTCTACTAGTGTGTTGTGTTTTGCAATTTCGTTATCTACATCTAGTTCATTTAATTCTTCTAATGCATCAGCCATTTCAGAAAGTTTAGTTTTCTTATTGGCTTCCCAAGCCATACTGCGACTTTCAATTTCCTTAATGTTCTTTTCCATTCGAGTGTTGCCATCTTTGATAGCATTGATACGAATTTCTTCTTCCTTGATACTGTCTCTGGTATCCTTCATTCTTTCTTTGAGTGTTTCTGCTTTTTCTGATAATTCTTGTATACCAAGCAGTTGTTCGATCATGTCTCGCTGATCGTTATTTTTCATTCCTAAGAAAGGTTCAGTGTATGTGTTTAGTGCAACAATGTGTTTGAACATTTCATGACTAAAGCCAATAATTTTTTCTATGTGTTTTTGTGTTTCTCTGCTGTCGCCTTGTTGCTCTTGATCTTCTGATTCCGTGCCGTTAACAAAGAAACGCAACACATTAGGTCGTCTGCCTCTTTCTATGCGATAGTCAACACCGTTTAGTTCAAAGTCGACACTAACAATCATGCCTTTGCCGTTAGTCTTATTAATAAGATTATCACGTCTGATGTTTGTTAATGCTTCACCATAAAGTGCATAACTGAGTGCATTAATAATAGTAGTTTTACCTGTACCATTTCTACTACCATCGCCACCTAAGTCTAAGTTATTACCTAGTACTAGTGTTAAGTTCTTGTCATCGAAACGTACACCTTGAACGTTGTTTCCAACACTCATGAAATTCTTTACACTGATATTTTTTAGTTTAAGCATATATTATAAATTTTGGTAAATGTCAATTAACTTTTCTGTGTCAATTGTATTACTTTCTATAGTTTGTAATTGGCTGATAACAATTTGTTCAACACTTTCAAATGATATTTCGCCGGCTTCGTATTCTTCTTCAACTTCTTTAATAGGTACAAGTTGTATTTCTCTACACTTGTATTTGTCCATAAAGTTTTCTTTGATAAACGTTGCTTCTTCATAACTGATATCAACGTCTAATTTGATTCTAGCATAAGTGTATGCATCTAAATATTTTGCAGGATTATCGATTAATTCAACAAGTCCGCAAGTAACATACTTAGGACACTCTGGCCAATTAACATATACTGGTTCTTTGTCCCATTCAAGATACATGTAACCTCTGTCATTGTCACCTGCGTCTGCGTAATTGTGCGGAAATGCGTTACCAATGTAATGTATGTTTTCATCATATTGTCTTTTATGGAAATGGCCACTAAAAACATACTCTGGGTTTCTCAGCATAGACGCATTGATACCACCATGATCGGGCATTTCAATCATTGCATTCATTTTAAAGAAAGGTAATTCAAAATGTCCAAACATGTATTTGCATGTCATCTTAGCAACTTTCTTGTATTCGTTTTCAACTAACCAAGGCACAATACCAACGTTGCCTTCTTCAAACAACTCATCTATCATTACAAAGTTGTTTAAGTCTCTAGCAAACTCCATACTATTGAGTTCACGTTTGTCTCTGTAATATAAATCGTGGTTACCTGTAATAAAATACACTTTGTCAAATGCGTCGTTGAGTTTCTTTAGATCATTCCAACTGGCATTAAGTGTTGCAACATTTACACTTGCTCTATGGTGATGCCAGTCGCCTAAAAAGAAACATGTTTCGGCACCACGAACTTTTGCCTCTGCAATAAACCAGTCAACAAAATTATTACAATCTTTTAAGTGTTGATGGCTATTAGATTTAAGTCCGTAATGTATGTCCGTAAAGACGACTGCTTTTTCAAATAAATTGTCTGTCATACTTAGGCATCCGATTCTGAATTCTTTGTTTCTTCTCTCAAAGCCTTCATCTCATTTTCATGCTGAATCTGTCTGCCATAACTTGGTAAGTGCCCAGAGTCAATTAATATATCGTCTCTGATGTTTTGATTTTTCTTTTCTATGTTTAACACTCTTGTGAAACTGTTATTTACAGCGGCAGTATAATAAGCAAATGGATTGTCTGATTTTGCTTCATTAAATTGCAAACCAATCATAGCAAGTTGTAATAATGCTTGACCTCTCATTTCATCAACATAAGTATATCCTCTCCAATTGGATCTTTGACTATACCTGTCAACTAATTTAAGATACATTTTTCCTAACTCGTTTGTAATGCTACCATGATCAACAGAAAACTTGCCACTCTTAGGACCGCCTTTCCAATGACTCCTAGCAACCTCTTCCCATGTACCGTTTATCAAGCCATAATGCTTAAATGGTGGAAAGTTTACTTTTGCTTTTGTTTCTGCTTCGTTTCTAGGATTCTTTTTTCTGCCCGGTTCTAGTGGAATATGTTCATAAGTCATTTGTCTTATTACCACGTCTTCGTCAGCAATATCTTCAATATCAACTAAAAAGTCTTTTTGTCTAGGCTTTTTATTTGCAGGTCCTTCGTAACCTTCGACTGCTTTTTTATAAGCAAAGTCCTTCATCTTTCCTGCTTTGTTTTGTTTTGCTTCGAGTATCACTGCATCAGTAATTTCATCTTCTAAATCAATAATAATGTCTGGATAATCATATTGCGGTGATTTAACCCAACAAAAAGACATCTTGCTTAGATGTATTTGTTTAAGTAAATCTTTATTGTTCAAGTATTTAACTTTTGCGACCATTGTGTCTCCTTATAATTAACCTTTATTATACATTAATTTTTTCTAGTGTCAAGTATAATTATCCAATTCTGGCCAATAACGGCTAGTTTATTGATATCGATAAATACATTGTATATCAGGAGACTATATGGCAAATACAGACTTAGGAAGAAATAAAAATCTAGACATAGATTGGAGAGCACGGCTTCAGGTTATGCGAGCCAATAAAGAGAGTTTCTTTCCAGATGAAATGGGAGCCAAAGATATTATGAGACCCCTTAAGGCCGACCGCGGAATTGTCTTCCAGTATCAACCAAGTATGTTCATAGCCTATAGTGCTACATATGATACACAGCAGTTTCAGGGGACTAATTACCCGTTGCATACTTTTATGATGAGTTCTCCTCCTACATTGCCTGTACAGGCACAGTATACAGTAACTACACAAGAAGAAGCAAAATATTTATTAGCAATGATGCATTTCTTAAAATTGTCAACAAAAGCAAATTTTGGTGAAGCGGCTGTTAGATCTGGAAAGTTTGGTGCTCCGCCTCCTGTTCTAGAATTTAGTTATTTAGGACCACACGGATACGATAGAGTACCAGTAGTTGTAAACGATGTCAACTTTATTTACGAAAATAATGTGGATTACATACCAGTGGAACATAATATTATTGAAACTGGGGAAACATTTGTTAGTGCGTTTAAAACACAAACTACTTCACAATCAGAAGAGGGAGAAAGCACTACAACAAATGATGCTGGGAAGGCCGCTGGAGTAACTTATGTACCGACAGATATACAATTCACAGTAACACTGATGCCTCAGTATTCACCTCGAAGACAGAGAAGACTTTTTGATCTTGATCAAATGAGAAAAGGCGGAAATATAGGATTTATTTAATGGCAGTATATAACAAAAACAGTTTTTTAAAAGACGCACAAAATATGTCGTTTTATACAGGTCTGAATTATATGAATTTACCTGCTGTAGAATCTTCTGTGAATGATCAAAAATTTTTAATTACTAAAAAATATGCCAATAGGCCTGACTTACTTGCATTTGATAAATTTGGTAGTCCTGAGTTATGGTGGGTATTAGTACTAAGTAATCCAGAAATAATAAAAGATCCTATACAAGATTTCAAAGAAGGTACAATTATAAGATTAGTTACAAGTAGCCGGGCAAGACAAATAGCAGGTAATTAAAATGGCAGAAATAAACTCAGAATATTTTGCTAATCCAGATCTATTCAAAAACATACTACCAAAAGAATTGCAAAGCAATATCCTATTTAATCCCACAGATGCATATTCTTCATACACTTATCGTTTGACTTTTAGTATGTTGCCATCTACTTTTTATACTGATGGTCTTGTGAATTTAGATTTAAAACAAGGTAACAGGATAATTATTGCACAAACAAGTGTTACTAAATTTCAAGTAGATAATTTATCAATTAGTAGTGTTGTACATCCATCGCCTCCTCCGAACATGAAAGGTCATAAAATGTACAATTACATAATGCATTTTGATTTAAAAGAACCATTTGGAATGTCATTTATTGATTTACTGAATAGATCTAGATTTGAACTAAACAAATCTTTAGGCGAAGAGGAACCGCTACCTTTACAAAATATGCCGTACCTCATGGAAATAGAATTGATTGGCCAAGAAGACAAATTAACAGAAGATGATAAATTATTTGGCGATATTAACAATGCTGAGTCTTTTTATCACACAGCAATACCAATAAGAATTATAAATTTTGATGTTAATCCAAGTCCAACAGGATCTGAGTATAATATTCAAGCAGTTGCAATAGATGAAGTTACGCAAGCCGCAGATGCAAGTGTACAATTAGTCCCGGCCGATATTAAAATTACCTCAGGTGACAAAGGCACAGTAAACGAGTTATTTGAAAGTTTTACTAAACAAATGCAGAAACTACAAAAGACGCAGGTTGGGGATATTGAATTAGAAAAAGAAAATCCAGATATAGGTATAGAAAAAGCCACCTACAAGTTAGATCCAAACGGACTTCCTGGATTAAAAACTTTATTTAAAGAACTGAAAATTGACAAAGAATATTTTGATACAATGCAAAATTTAACACTCACTACCGATCAAGATGGCAATGAAACTATAGGTAGAGTTGAACAGGCCGCAGAATCCGGGCAAGAAGCACCAGCCGATGATGGCAAAAAAGCCAAAATTAAAATAGATATCAACAAAGGTACCCCAGTTGATGCTGTAATGTATGGCTTAGCCTCAATGAATTTTGAATATGCAAAAACCAATCATAGGTATGATATGTCTGAAGGTGACGCACAATTGGACAAAGAAAAACTCGATGATGATAAAACACAATATATTACACCATCTATTCGTAAAGAATACAAGTGGCAAAAATATGATGACAAATACTTGTATACATCGACTGGAAAACCAGCAATGGAATTCATTTATGTACTCACTGGTAAACTAGATTCATCATCTGTGATAGATGCAAAAGAATTAACAATAGATACCAATTCAACAAAAGGTAGCAAAACAAACAACGTAAAATTAATCGAAGCCGCAAAAAACAGAAGTGTAAATAAACTTTATGCTTATATGTACACTGGCATTAATGATCAAATATTTGATGTTGATTTAAAAATAGAAAATGGTATAAGATATTTAGTACCAGTTGCAGGTGG